TGCACCTGTGGGTACATTTTGTTGTACAGATGTTGATAAATTTTGTAGGTCTGCTAAATCATCTATTTTTAAAGTTATAGTGTCAGACGGAGTTATTCCTATAATATGATTTGGAGATGCTGGTGATAAAATAGCATCGTAACCAATAATTTCATCCGTAAGTTTTTTTTCTATGCCATCCGATGATACTAGATAATGCGAATAATTCGTTCCATCAACTGCATTACTTCCAGTAAATTCATAAGTCTCTCGTGCGCCACTATATTGGAATATAGCATCAAACGTTGCACCTGTTCCGCCATCAGTTAACACTGATGATACTGGAACTTGTCCTATGTTAACAGTTTCGTCTGTTACTGAAAAATCAGTACCTGTGTTTGAGGAACCTGCTGACAAATAATTAAGATATACAGTATCTCGTTGAGATAAATTCGTTTCGTTGTCGATTACATCAGTGGTGTTACCATAGAAGAATTTGACTTGGTCTCTACTTTCAAATGCTATTTTTTTGCCCGTAAATGTGGCAGTATATTCTGTTTCATTATCTCTGATTCCAGATTTGTAAGTAAACACAACATGAACTTCTGTTGGTGTGGCACCTGTATGTATTTGCCAAGTCCAATCAGTTCCTGTGTCTATCGCATATTTTAATGTAAATGTTTGTGCATCTGGGTCGACTTTATTTTTAATTGCTAATTTTTCAGCATCTGTAAATTTAGTTCTAAATCCTCTTACTACTGTTTTTAAACTTCCTGCTTCTGGAATAAATTTGTTTAATGTAAGTGTATTTGTATCAACTGTTTTAACATCTGCCCAAATAGTCGTTCCTGTATCAGTTTCTAATTCAACAGTATCTCCTTCATAGATAGTATTTGTTGGGGCTGATGTAGTAGTGATTTTCATTCCATCTAATGGAGGCACTGTATAAGTTATTCCTGATTGAGCCAGAACCACTTCTGTAGTATTAGTTCTATTTGCATGAAGAAATTTATTTAAAAGACTTGGATGTTTTAATGCATTTGCTATATCGTTTCGTATAAAGTTATCACTGTTTCCTTTTGCTTTATTATAACTTAGGGAAACTGTTATTGGTTCATCTTCAACAAATACACTACCGTCTGAACCCGTTATACTCAAATTAGAATGATGTCCTAGAACATCATCCATCTCAAAGAAACGAGAGTTGCCTGCGAAAGAAGTGTTTACTGCTTTAACTTTTTTAACAATATTAGTTCCAAGAGTAAGTGGATATACATTATAATCTTGTGCGTTGACCATTCTGTCTTGTGCGTAATAACTTCTTGGAGCAATTCTACGCACACTTGCATATGTTTCGCCAGAGAAGTTTTCAGTGAAATCTTTTGTACTTGAGATTGTTAATGATAATCTATATGTTCTATTATCACTTCCTGTGTAAGGAATTGTTATAGTTGTATTAGTAATATCATTAGCATTTACAGAAAAATTATCATTGTCTACTACTCTAAACCATGTTCTGTAATCACCATATGCCGCATTGCCAAATATACCATCTGGATAATGTAGTGTAATTGTATTGTTGTCAGCAGAATTTATACTTACGATATCTCCAGAATCAGTTCGTAAAGCATTATAAATTACAGTTTCACGTGTATCATTGTCTACTTTTGTTACACTTGACACATAAGCCCTATTTGAATCTATTTTCTGAATCCACACATCTGAATTAGATATATTATTTTCATCTATTGTTTCTATTCTGTTTGAAAGTTGAGTATTATAACCGTGGTCTTCGAATGCTAATGTGCCCGCAACTGCGTAAACAAAGAATCCAGTTCTATCACTAGCAGAACCTAGATTGTCATTTCGATTAATAATCGTAAAGTTGTTGGTCAGTTTTGGTTCATCTTCTTCTATTCTTGAATTAATTGTGTCTAGTAATACACGAACTGCTTCAAAGTTTCTACTTTTACCATCAACGTTTGCAGAAAATGAGTAATTCACATTTTTTGTTGCTGGCGTTTCATTTATTTCATACAATGAATGCTCAACATCTGCAACTGTTAATGTAGATGTAGGATTCTGAATTTTAGTGGTACTAGAAAAGGCAGAATTTAGAACACTGATAAAATTTTCATACCAATCTACATCATTGCTGTCATTCCAAGTAACAGTCTTTCCTGCTAGAGAAATTCCTAGATTGTCATATACTGGTTCGTCAGTTGACAAACTAGTAATCTTCATAAAGCCTTTTGCATTGATTGGACGTGTCTTATTATATCCTAGAGTTTTAGCCATCTGAAGAATACTTGCTCTACGTTCAGCAGTATCCATAAAGTTTTCTCTAGTGTTCATGTCTAGTCTATATGCTAAACTGTGTCCTAGATATGCAACTAAATCTAAAATTGCAATAAATTCTGAACTTGCTATAAAGTCGTTAAATTTATCAGGATAAGTTTGTATTGTGTACGCAAGTAAGGCGTCTCGAATTGTGTCAAAGTCATATGCTTTAAGACTAACATTAGTGAACGCAGTATATACTGCTGTCCAACTCTCACTTGCGAATAGATTGTCTGTACGTTCTTGGCTCATATTATTCTCTCTGTTATTCTCTATCTAAGTCTATACTCAATTCTACTGGTTCGTTCGTTGGTAGTATTTCAAGTCTCAACATAGCATTTACTGTGTGGTCAGAGTCCGTGATTTCAATACTAACAAATTTACATCTCGGATCATCTTTTATAATGTCTGTTAAATCTTCTTCAATTAACTCAGTTGTTTCTTCAGTTAGCGGCTCAAATATCATATCATGAATAATTGACCCATATGTAGGTAACATTACTCGTTCACCTTTTCGGGTCATGATATGATTCATAAGGTCTTCAATCACTAAATCTTTGTCATTTAACTGATGATTTATTGCGTTTTTATTTTTGGTACTAAAACCTGCGAATAATGGCATAACTTTATTTTCTCTGTAGTTTATCTTTAATGTATTTATCTCCACTTAATATTCGTAGTTTAAGATTGACAAATGGAGTGAATAATGTTATCATAGTATATAAATAATACTAGAATCTCATCATAATAAGGAATACTTTATGCCAAACTTAGTACCAATGGTCGTTGACCAATCAACAAATGGAGAACGTAGTTACGATATATTCTCTCGTTTATTAAAAGAAAGAGTGATATTTTTGACTAGTGAGGTTAATGACTATCAGGCAGACTTGATTTGTGCCCAGTTATTATTCTTGGAAGCAGAGAATCCAGACAAGGATATTCACTTTTATATTAATTCACCGGGCGGAACAGTAACATCAGGCATGGCAATATATGACACTATGCAGTTTATCACTTCTCCAGTAGCAACTACTGTGATGGGTCAAGCATGTTCAATGGGTTCATTACTTGCTCAGGCTGGTGCTAAAGGAAAACGACATGTGTTACCAAACAGTCGCACAATGATTCATCAACCAAGTGGTGGGGCAGGTGGACAAGCAACCGATATGAAGATTCAAGTTGATGAGATGATGAAAATGAAAGAGAGATTAACTCAAATTTATGTAAATCACAATTCTGCTGGAAAGAAATTTGATGAATTGACTGCGGCGATGGAACGTGACAATTTTATGTCAGCGGAAGAAACAGTTGCTTTTGGATTAGCAGATAAAGTTATAGCAGCCCGTTAAGAGAATCCAGGTACAAAACTGAATATCTTGGCAGTTTTTGTTCTTTGTTGTGCCAGTTTCTCGTCTACTTTGCCATTTTTTGTTATATTTTTTTGAATTTCGTCTGTTATAGCATACCAGTCTTTTGCGTTTATAAGTTTAATAATCGGACTATTTTCTATTGTAGTTGTTCCTTCAATAAAGAAATGATATAATAGTGCGTCATAATGTGGTTGTGATATTTTTACTTTAATAAATTTTGTCAATACATTGCCAATATTTCGTAATTGTTTTTCTAAAATAAACTCTGCCATTCCTTTTGTTATCTTATTGGTTGTGATATCTATTCGTGTAGATGCAACAGTAATATATCCGTAGTTCACTTCAGTGTCTGATATCTTATAATTATATCCAACTATGTTATTTTCAACTGTGAGTGTGGGTTTATTATCTAATATAATTGCATCTTTACTCATTGACGAGAATGTTAAATCATTTACATTTTCAAGATTTACTCTTACATGAGAAAGAATATATCTAGGCTTATCATTATAGTCATATCCCGTTCCTAAGTAAGTACCAGACGAAGTTATAACATGCAACGGAACTTGTATGTAATTTAGTAGTGAACCTTTTCGTTTATCGTATATCATTTTTTTATTTCTGCTTTATCTAAGCCTTTTTTACTTGCAGTTGCTTTTGCAAACGCACTTGCTGTTTCTTTCAATTCTTTTGCTTGTGTTCTAATAAATGGTTCATGTGTTGGCATTTCAGATACAATAGTATCTTTTACTTCAGTACATGTCAAATCTTGTATATCAGGCATAGAACCAACTAGAATAAGTTCTGATTTTTGAGCAATTGGTCCATTCAAATGTAATACTCCTCCAGTAGTTACTATACAATTAACTCCAACATTAATATTCATTCCTGCTTCACTTTGTAAAAATTGATTACCTTTGCTTCGTAAATGTAATTCTTCAGTAGCATTAATCTTAGTGTTCTCAACACTACGAATATTAATATTCTCACCTGCTTCTAAATTTATATTCTTATCAGCACGAAGATTAAAATCTTTTTCAGTTCTCATACTCAGTGAACCTTCTGCGTAGACCATTACTTCACCATTTGCTCCAATCTCTACCCATCCAGACCCACTGCTGTTTACTGCGTAAATAAAATCATTACTACCATCTAATATAACGGCAGCACCAGAGGCTGTAGTTATTCTTATTTGTTCAGCATGAATCTCGCCCGTATCATTGATACTACCATCATCCATAGTTATTGAGGAGCCTGCTGGTGTTTTAAATCCAGTAACTTTAGTTTCTTGTGGGATTTCGTAACTCGCATCTCTTAGGGGCGAAGATGTAGATGTTCCTCTTAAAGGGTCACTATATGTTCCTTGGTCTGCTAAAATTTTATTTCTTGGATTATTTTCTAGTTCTTTTTCTTTTGTAATTGCCGCGTCACCAATTGTTTTTGATTGTGTTTTACTTGCTGGAATATCTTTAAATACTCCCTCACCTTGGCCGTCGCCTGTAACTTTTGCTTCACCTGAATAACCGCCACTTACAATGTCAGGAATACTTTGAGCAACTGCAAACCAATATCCTTCAGTTGCGTTACCGCCGTCAGCAAAGAAAACAAGAATAGTAACCGCTTCTCCAACTGGCACACCAAAGAATCCATAATTTCCCTCTTTAACTGTTCCACCGAATGGACTAGCATACTCAAAGAAATCTGGCTCATCAGGACTACCTCCTAATGCTGGAACATACGCGGCAAGTCTACCACGCCCAGTCGGGTCAATAAATGGCGTAGGCGGATTCGCCTTAGGATTTTTCTGAACCGTTATTGCTTTGTATATACCCTTTTCTAATTCTTCTAAAATAGGAGATGATATATTTGATGCTTCTCTTTTAAGGGCTCTTTTTAATTTTCCATCTTTCATAATAAATTCTCCTATTATGGCTCAATATAAAATGCAGTACCATTTAATATTACCATTCCTTTTCCATTCTTACTTGTACTTAGATAGGCAGCCATAGTTTCTCCTGATATTACATTCACATTAGGAAACAAATCTGCTATTTGCTGTCTTATTGCTTTATAATCTTGTTTATTTGCTGGGTACATATTATTCTCATCTATTGTATAGATACCAAACTCTGTACTAGCATCAGGAATTGTTATGTCATCTCCATTTGCATCAGTGTATGTTATTGAACCAATATTAGAAAAGTCTTTAACACTAATATCTACTCCCCAATCATCTTGTACTGTTGTCATACCAGTAGCAGTACTTGTTAATTGATAATATAAATTTCTAGCCTGTGTTAATTGGTCTATGTTATTTTGAGTTGTTACTCCTGCATATGTACTGTCTCCTCCTGCTAACACAACATCAAACTGCTCGTCTG